GAGCAGTTCCATCCGGAAAGCGGAAGACGCAGCACTGGGATATTACAACGGGTTCTATAACGTTGGTGCGAACCTTATGCGTGGAACCGTTGCCGGTATGACAGCCAATTCCCCGGCAGTCGAAGAAGCTGCAAGGGCAGCGGTCAGAAATGCAGTTACCGGGGCAAAAAAGGAAGGCAACATAAAATCCCCATCCCGTGTCATGCGTGACGAAGTCGGTGAGATGCTGGCGGCCGGTATGGCAGTCGGTATTGATGAAGGCAGTGGAGATGTTGAGAAGAGTGCCAGAAATCTCGCAAAAGTGTCTGTGGATGCCACCAAAAACGAACTGGGGATCCATTCACCGTCCAAGGTTTTCAAGGACGAGATCGGTAAACACATCGTCGGAGGTGTGATCAAGGGCATTGAAGCCGAAGTCCCGAAGCTGAAAAAAACCATGAAGAAGATGTCCGAGGAAGCTGTCAAGGCAGCCGGTGAAGTGGATGCGGCAAAGGGCGGTTATTCCGATGCGGCGTCTGCGATCATGGAATCCATCACCAGCGGGCTTGACAAGCGTCAGGAGCTCCTGGTTTCCAAGCTGGATAACAAGATTGACGGCTATGTGGATAAGGTTGTAAAAAAATACGAAAAACTGGCCGAAGACAAGAAAACAGAGGCGGGCAACACCACGGATGCAACGCAGAAGAAAAAGCTCCAGGAAGAAGCAAAAAAGCTCCGGAAGAACGCCAAAAAGATCAAGAACTATGCCAACAAATACACATCAACGTTCATGGATGCCCTGAAAGAAGGGACAGAGAAAGCTTACAGTAAGATCGAAGACGACTTAGACAAGAAGCTGGACGAGATCGCAGAAAAGTACCAGAAGGCTTACGACAAGATCATCTCATTTCGGGACGACATGAAAAAGAAGATGTCAGAGCCGGTCAATATGTACGACCTGGACACCCAGCTGACACAAGTCGAGCGGTACCAGGAAGGTCTGAAAAAGCTTAAGGACAAGATACCGGAAAGCCTGATGGACCAGATCCTCGGCATGGATCTGAACGAGGCAGACAACTTCGTGGAGCACCTGAATGCGATGTCGGAAGAGGAGCTGGAGGCGTACAAGAAGAAATGGGAACAGCTGCAGAGTTCGTCCGAAACCTTTTCGAAAGATTTCTTCGAACAGCGTCTGACAGATGTAAAAGCCGGATGGACGAAAGAAGTGGAAGAGGCAGCCAAAACCGCACAGGAAGCAGCCGAAGAAGCCGGAAAGAAGATCGCCAAGAGCCTGATCAAGAGTCTGAATGGCGAAAAAGAAACGCTGAAAAAATCCATGCGGGGCATTGCAAAGGATATGATCGAAGCGTTTAAAAAAGCGTTTGAGCTTGGAAAATCAAATAAATCCGCGAAAAGCACGAAAACGTCAACAAATGCAAAGGGTACCACAACTTCGGGCAAGACAACGGCAAAGAAAAAGAAGGCAAAGGGCACCGATGATTCTGAGCTGGATCTGGAAACCCTGAAAGCAAATGCGGCAAGTAAGAAAAAAATACAGAAGCTGGCAAAAAAAGGACGACTGTCTGAGGTGGGCAAAGTACTGGAAGCACTCCCGACACCATTCGAGGATACTGAACAGAAAAAGGCAGCATTACAAAAGCTGGATCCGAAGCTGTTGGCATCCCTGGACCGGTTCGAGCAGACGGTTAATCAATTAGGCAATTTCATAACCGTTTCAAATGCAGGCAATGCATCGATAGGGAAACTATTAGAAGCGGCAAGCAACCAGACAATACAGTTACAGGCAGAGCTGCATACCACGGTCGACCTGGATGGAAGGACGGTAGGCAAGGCGGTCACACCATACGTCAATGAAAACATGAACACAATACGGAACCGGCAGAGGAGGGGAAGCTGATGGATGTACAGATCGGAAAGTATAAAATGGGCGATTTTGGGCTGAAACTGTTGGGTGTGGACCTTGGTACGCCGTCCGTCCGGAAAAGTACCGTGACCATCCCCGGCAGGAACGGTGCACTGGACTTGACGGAAGCCATTACCGGTTTCCCAGTGTACGACAATGCAACACATAAGCTGACGTTCGACTTCAAGGACGGGACTTACAGCACCTGGCTGTCAAAAGCCAGTGACATCCGTGGGAAACTGCACGGCAGGCGGCTCCCGGTCATCTTCGGGGATGACGGCTATTATTACGATGCCAGGGTAAGCGTGGACAGCAGCAAGCTCAACCAGCATTACAGCCAGATCGTAGTCACGCTGGATGCAGAGCCGTACAAGCTGGCACGGAAAACGTCACTGGATGACTGGGAATGGGACAGCTTCAATTTTGAAACGGATATCATCAGAGACTATAAAAACATCCCGGTACCGGGTGAAATCATGGTCGTAGGGGATGTGATGCCGACGGGGTGTGTTTTTGAAGCTTCGGCGGCGGTCACAGTGACATATGACGGAAAAAGCTACCAGATCCCAAAAGGGCACAGCACGGTGCCTGATATCCTGATCACAGAGGGCAGCCATACCATGCAGTTTGAAGGGGATGGCGGCACGGTTTCCGTAGAATACAGAGGGGGCAGGTTCTAATGTACAAGATCACGCTGGATGGTTCCTACCTGTACCATCCATGGATAAGAGACCGTTGCATCACAGAAGGGGCACTGACCCAGGAAGTCAACAAAAACGGCTCCTGTGATGTCTCGATCGTCCTGGACCATCCGCTTGCGGCATCCGTCCTGCGGCGAAAGTCCATGCTGGAAGTGGTCCGGTTCGACCTGACGGGCAGTGAGAAGACGATCTACCGGGGCGTTGTGATGAACACCGTCGAAGACAGGAACATTGAGATGGAGATCCAGACAGAAGGCGACCTGGTATTCTTCCAGGACAGCATCATCCGTCCATTCCACAAGACCGGCACGGATGTACCGGGAAAGACAACGCCAGGAAATTATTTCAAGTGGCTGGTTAAGAAACACAACGAACAGGTGGATGATTTCAAGCAGTTCCTGATCGGTCAGGTGACTATTACCGGGGAAGCGGCAGACCGGGAGCGGAACGATTACAGCACCACGAGGGACATTCTGGATGAACTCGTCACAGAAAGCGGCGGGTATATCCGAACACGAACCGTCGGCGGTGTGCACTATATTGATTACCTGGCAGAATATGAACAGGCAGGCGGCCAGGATATACGGCAGGGGAAGAACATAATTGATGTTACCAAGAACGTCAAGACGGATGACCTTGCAACGCGTCTGATCCCGATCGGGTCATCGACGTCAAACAACGAATGGCCGGTCACAATCGCAAATGTAAACGGTGGCAAGGATTACCTGGAAGACGCAGCAGCCGTGAAAGAATACGGCATCATCACGAAGACCGTGGAGTTTTCCGAAATACAGAACCCCACGAAGCTGAAAGAAGAAGGCGAAAAGGCGTTCAAGAAGATCAACGGAGCAAATCTGGTGACAGAATTATCTGCGATCGACCTGTCGGATGCCGGTTATGATGTGGATATGCTGCGGATCGGTGAGAAGGTTTTTTGTGCAGCACCCACGTACAACATACAGCAACAGCTGCAGATCACGAAGAAGGTGACAGACCTGTTAAAACCGGCAAACAGCAAGGTCACGCTTGGCGGTACGGCATTAACATACACACAGCAGCAGCTGCAGGCAGGGCAGGGGCGTGTGAAGTACACAACAATAACAGCGATAACAAATGGGCAGATTGATGAAATCTGTATTTATAGTTAAAAGAAAAGGAGAAAATATTATGGCAAAATTTTTGGATACAGCGGGTTTGACTTATCTCTGGAGCAAGATTAAAACAGCAGTGGAAGGAAAAGTGGACAAAGTAAACGGTAAAGGACTGTCTACGAACGATTACACGACAGCAGAGAAGAACAAACTGGCTGGAATTGAAGCCGGTGCGAATAAGTACACGCATCCGAGCTATACGGCAAAAACAAATGGACTCTATAAAATGACGGTAGATGCGAACGGGCACGTATCTGCCGCGAACCCAGTTACAAAAAAAGATCTCACTGACCTGGGTATCCCAGGAAGTAATACAACCTATTCCGATTTCAAAGGAGCAACCGCAAATGCAGCGGGTACACACGGACTGGTACCAGCACCAGCGAAAGGTGACACCGGTAAAATCCTTAGTGGCAAGGGAACGTGGGAAGCTATGACAATGACCTACGCCGAGGAAAATTACAGCATGGCATCTATTGGAATTACTTTTGCTGATAGTACCGTAAAAGCAAATATTCCAGTTGCAACTACTGGTAATATGGGTCTCATGCCTCCAGTGATGTTTACAAAACTGAATGACTTGCCAACAAATGCAGATTTATCTGGTACCTATGCGAAGAAATCCGACATCACAGGCGTGTACAAGTACAAGGGTTCCCTGGCAGATGCAACAAAACTGCCGACTACAGGGCAGGTTGCCGGTGACGTATACAACCTGGAAGCAGCATCTGACTACGGCCCGGCAGGTACCAACGTGGCGTGGGACGGCAAGGCATGGGATGCATTGGGCGGATTGTTTGTGGTCGATGCACTTACCAATGCCGAAATTGATGCAATCTGCGTGTAAAGTGAATTGATATAAGGAGGAAGGAACATGGCATATCTAGATAAGGCGGGGCTTACTGAGTTATGGAAGAAAGTGAAAAGTTATGTAGATGCCAATGGAGGAGGAACACCAACAACGATTACAGGAAATGCAGGATCAGCTACAAAACTCCAGACGACACGGGCAATAGATGGCGTTAATTTTAATGGTACAGCTGACATTGCCCATTATGCCGTGTGTTATACGTCAGGCTTGACCGCTGCCAAAACGGTCAGCCTGACGAACTTCAAACTGGTAGCTGGTGCAAGGGTGTTTGTGCGTTTCAGTTATGCCAACACCGCTGCAAATCCAACACTGAACGTCAATAGTACAGGGGCGAAGCCAATCTATTACCGGAACAGCAACATCCCTGCAGAGCTGATAGATCAGTACACGGTTTTGGAGCTGGTCTACAGCGGATCATACTGGTTTGTAGTCGGAAATATGAATATCCTGACCAAGGGCGACAGCATAAATATTGAATGTTTCACGGCTGGCTATGTGACATCCGCAGGCAAGGAAGTGCAGTTCTGCATTCCGGTATCGACACCGATTGTCGGCTGCAGTTCTGTTAGCATAGCATCGGCAACCGGACTGCAGATCCGGCAGAATGGGAATTATATTTATGGTGGCAATGCATACACGCTGGTAGCGGCATCGTCCTACCGGGGCGTTGTCAACCGTAATATGGTATCTATTGCCGCAACGATGCCGAATACAACCAACGCAGTCAACAATGCACCATGTGGTGTGCATGCGGCATTGAAGCTGACATTTTCATAGGAAAGGGGAACAGGAATGGCTATAACAGAGAACTTAAAAAAGATACTGGCGGCAGTCTACGGGCGGGATGTCCGGCAGTCGATCCATGACAGCATCCAAGAATGTTACAATAACGCTGAGGCGTGTAAGAGTTATACAAATGAGCACGTAAAAGATATGGAAACAAAGATGGCAGGTATTACAGGACAGAGTAAGGCGTTGATGGCAAAAACACGCAAGGATGTCCGGAATGTACAGGCAATTTTTTCAGTAGAAAAAACAGTGTCTATCACAGACGGCAAACTGTGGGAAGCACAAGATGCTGGCAGTTCGTGTGTACTTATGGAAGGGGCAAAAACACAGTGTACAACACTGAATGTACAACGAGGCGAACGGTATATCATACATACGAGCATGGTATCACGAGCCGGTAGTGGACGCGGAAAATATCCGATTATTTTTGCAGTTGATAACAGCAGTGCCGGATTCACAATGGTTTCAGCTGTAGAAATCGAAGAAGAAGGGGACTGTGATTATATCGTTACTGTTCCGGATAATGCAAAGTATATGATGATATCAGCCAACGAGAACGGCGAAGGTATCTGGGTGCGAAGAATCAATGTTCTCACAGAGTAACAAGAAAGGAAAGACTAACGAGGATGAAAAAAGAAATGGTTTGCACGATCACAGGAGCAATCGGTGGGACGATTGCTTATTTTTTTGGAGGCTGGGATCAGGCTCTTGTAACTTTAATCATTTTCATGGCAATTGACTACATCTCCGGTCTGATCGTTGCCGGGGTATTCCATAACAGCAAGAAGACGGAATCCGGAACACTGGAAAGCCGGACAGGCTGGAAAGGTCTGTGCAGGAAATGCATGACGCTGCTGTTTGTTCTGGTGGCATACCGGCTGGATCTGGCAATCGGTGTGGATTACATCAGGAATGCTGTGATCATCGGATTTATGGCGAACGAGCTGATCAGCATCGTAGAGAATGCCGGACTGATGGGCATACCGCTGCCGGCAGTGATCGCCAATGCGATCGACATACT